TGGTAATCAACAGACATAACATCTTGCTTAGATAAGATGTTTCTTTCTGCTTCAATACCTAGCTCAGACTGAACACCCTCAAGAATTGTTCCTGACTTCATTAAGTAGCAACGGAACTCTTGACGATTACCAGAAGATGTTGGGTCGTTGATGTTTACCTGAGAGTCGATAATAACTGTACAACCAGCAAATTGACCGATTGATCTGTCAGTTACACCAACACCACCACCACCCCAAGTAATGCCAGTACCAGTTGATAAGGCAGAAGTTGAAAATGTTAGTAAACCTACCTGGTATAGATAGTAAGCAACCGCAGGGTGAACTATAAGAAGATCAAGTTCCTCTCCTCTTTCTCCTATAAGAGAACGAGCTTCTGCAACAGTAGCAGCAGTAAGATAGTTTGCTTCAGCACTAGCACTAGAACTACCAACTTGCTTCTCAAGGCGATGACCATTAAGAGCAGTATGGAATAGACCAGTTAGTGTTTCAAATAAACGAACAGAGTTCAATTTATTGATAGCATCTGCAAGTTGATTTCTGATGTGACCCATTGGATCTTCACCAGCAGCCAAGATAGCTACGTCATCAACAGCATAAGCAAAACCTCTGTGACAGATAGTTGCAACTTGTGTGTCTGTACCAATCTTCTGAGGTGTTAGATAACCAGCACCACTTGTTCCCCAAGTACCTGTACCATCTAAGATTTCCTCAGTTGGTGCGATTGGGTTAAATTCTGGAACTTGTATTCTTGTTCCACCTGCTGTTGCATCAAGCAAAGCATTACGAACTACAGCACCAGACTGTATAAATAGGCTACGTTCTTTAATAGCTTGAGAAACGTAAGCACTAAAATTATTTCTTTTAACGATGTCCGCTAATAGAACACCGCCAGTATAATTCTGAAACGGAGCAGCCATGAGAGCTAAATTAAAAAATAAATTTTACGTTTCCAAGTCACGGACTTGGGTAACACTTTTCAAGCCACAGACTTGATAGCAAATTCTTAAATCACGGATTTATAGAAATTACTCTTTTTTAGGTGTTATTGAGCCTCTTGTTTCAGCACGGCTGCAAGTTGAGGGTCTTGTTCTGATATTAGCATTTGTTGAGTCACATTGCCCGTTTTCCACGGATTTGGTTGTCCACTTCCTGTACTTGCAACTGGTGTTGGTTTTGCTCCCATTCCAGCAGCAGAACTTGGTTTAAAATGATGCTCCCAACCACTACCAGGATTTTTGAGACTGCCGAGATAGGTGTTTATATTTTGTTCAACTCCACCATTAAGAACTACGACCTCTCCGTTAGCGTTCCTTTGTAACTTTCCTTGTAACAATGATAAAGTTTGTTCTGCATTTATCGCTCCAATATTGCTGATAGCTGCTAATGCTTCAGTTTTAGTACTTGCAGCTTCATTAGAACTTTGTAAATCCTGTATCTGTTGCTTTAAATTGTTTACCTCATTCTGCATTTCTTGGTTTGTTTTATTTGCCTCTTCCCATAAAGGTTTGTACATTCCCTGATCTTCTAATGCTTTATTTCTATCGTCATAATATTGACCGATTTTACTTTTAGCATTTTTAAACTTTTGCTCCGCTTCTTCAGCAGCTTTACGTTGTTGTTCTGCTAATTGCTCTGCCTTTGCAGCACGTTCATTTGCTTCCTGTAACTGTTTACCTAAATCATTTACAGGTGGATTTGGTGTAGTAACTTCTGGTGTAGGAGTTTCTGGTGTTTGCTCAATTACTTTTTCTTCAATCATAATTAGTTATTAGAAGTAAATTTTTGTATTTCGGCAATTAAATCTGCCTTGTTATGTCTCTTATCTAACTCAAGACCTATGGTTCGACCATAAGTTTCAAGTGCAGCTTTTGTCATTTTTTCAAAATTAGCAGTAGTTTCTTTTTGTACTTCTAATTTTTCCTTCTTTGTTTTTGAATTGGCGGTAAGAATACCTTTTTCGGGAGCAGTCTCATCAATAGCCAATTCTCCAGGAACTAATTTTTCTGGAGTAGGACAAACTGTACCAGCAGGATTTCCCATCTTTTCTTCATAAGAAGGTTCTACAAGTTCCCACTTCCAGCTTCCGTCAGGCTGAAGTACCTTATCTAAGGATTTAGCCATAAAAATCTATGTACTTATCTACTATTGTAGCAGACTATTCGGATTTGACCTCATTTGCTGTTGGTAAAACTTCTCCCTGTACCAAAATATCTCTAAATTCTTCTCGATCTATTACTTGTTGATCGAATAATGATGTCAAAGCTGTAATATCTTGTCCAATTAATCTTTCAATGTCAAAATCTCTGCTGATTTTTACCTCTGGTGGCTCGATTCCTACATATTGTGCTGAAAAATTAAATGCCTTCTGTAGTTTTTGCTCTAGCTCCATAGAAACCATTGCCAACATGGAGTTTGTATCAACACGATCTAATCTTCTAGCATCAGCAGATTCAGCTACAAACTTCTGTTGTGATAGTGTACTGATTCCTAATGTTGCCATTTGCATTTGTAATTCTTTTATTTCTGATGATTGGGCTTCAAATGCACTACTCGCTGGCTCTACATAGTAAATTTTATTTCCAGGTTGTGTTGCCATTGCATAATTAACAGATATGGCAAGATCTTTTGTTTGATCGTCATAACCTTCCATTACCAGCATTGGTTGTGATGCAACGTGCAAACTATGTATTAAATCAGCTTGTCTTTGAAAATGTGCCAAATTTAAATATGCAATGTCCAATAAAGGTGGTTTACTTACTAAATTTTCAACTTTTCCAGAATAAACAGTAACTAACGGTATTTCTCCTAAAGAAAAACTACCTGATTCAGCTAATTTGTAATCTTCTCCTGTAGTTCCAGTATCAAACTCTCCAGCATAAGAATTATCATCAACGTCATACATTGCATCAATTTGATCCTTCTTACGAAATACTCTGTAGCTTCCAGGTTCAATTACTCTTACTTGGTCATAAACCTTTTCTCCAAAAGCTCCATCAGGTAATACAGCTTTTTCCGCTATCCTTGCCTGTATTAGATTTCCATAATTGGATTCTCTATCTAATCTCCAACCTAAAAGGTTTGTGGGATCTACTTCAATCCAATAAGGTCTACGATTCTGTTGTCTTTCTTCTGCAAGACTTAATGCTCCAGAAGGTGCTGGATAATCTACAAGAATATGGCTTTGACCATAAGTAAGAGAACACATCAATATTCTTCTTGCGTATTCATCTAAATCAGAACCGCAACCGTCTACATCTGCCTTAAACATTTCTGTCCAATATGGATCGCCTGTTAATGTTATCGGCTTACGAAGTACAAGACCTGTGGCTGCTCTTATTAATCTTTGTGTAAACGGACTAAAAACAGCACGATTTACTCTTGCCATGTAAGCTGAGTAATCTTCTCTTGGTTCTAAGGGTAAAAATGCTTCGCTATTTTCTCTAAGATATTCTGTTCCCTCAGTAACAGCTTTCATTATTTCCCAACCCTTCATCATGTCTAGAACTGCTCTCGTTCTAGTAAAAGGACTATCTATATCTCCAATAGATGTAGAGGTAACTACTTTTGTTCTAATGTCTCCAGGAATTGAATAAGTCATCAATTAACACCTCCATCTTTTTAATGCTAACGCTTTTCTAGTTGGTCGGCCTTTACTATCCTTCATTGGACCTTTAACTCCTTTCATTCTCGCACAAAAACTTTTTCTTCTAGCTGCTCTTTTTCCTGTAGGACTTTTTTCAGTAACAGGTGCTTGTAAATTACTTCCAGTAGCACGATTATATTTAGCTCTTCCTTTTGCAGTTAGTCCACCTTTTTTAGACTTTTCGCCTCTTCCTACGGATAAACTAACTCCTTTACGTTTTTTCATTTTCCTACCTTTTTCATAGTCATACTATGAGCTTCAGTAAAAGTTTTACCTTTTAACATTAACTTCCTCATCTCTTCCATGTGTTTCCTGGTATGAGTATTCTTCTTCTTATGTCTAGCTAGTGCATCTTCCTGTCTTTTTGTAAGTGATTTCATTTCTTCTTCCTCTTTTTCTTCTTAGCATTTAGCTTTTTTAAGTCAGCACCAGTAATCTTATCCCGTGGTGGAGCAACAGCAGCAAGTTTACGCTGTTTCGCTGAATAAGATTTCTTAGGCATTAAACAGCAGAAGTAATAGCACCAGTAGTCTGGAAACTTACTGATACAGTTGAAACATCGCCAACTGTTGAGCTATATGAAGTTCCTGTAATAATTCCGTTGAAACTTAGTTTTTTAGCACCGCCAGTATCTAAAAATAAACTAAATGAAGCATCGCCAGCATCTTCAGCAGTTAAGATATCTGTAATAATCTCAGCAGTATCATCTCCACTTGTAGCTGTATAAAGAAGGTCTACTGTTCCTGTTGCTGTAATTAAACTACCAACAAAACTTCTTGAGGTAGCCCCATGAGCAGTTGTTTCTAAGGTGTCTTTTACTACGTCTAATGTCCAGGAAGTCGTAGAAGCTATTGCTCCAACTGATCCAGTTCCGTTATCAAATGATACAGAGCCTTCTTCACCACGAAAAAATGCCATGATTTACTAAAAAATTTTACTTATACGACTATATTACCTTGAAACTGTAACTTTCACAGTTATTTTTTCTTTTTAGTTGACTTTTTTGT